ATACATTTCATAAGGATTACCGAGATAGAACACAGTTCCATTATCAGAACGAGTGTGGTAATGACCAGAAAATACCTTTGTGAAGTTTGAAAAAAGATTCGCTTCCAGTCCATGCTCCTCCATTACAAGATGTTTATTGACACGAAATCCTTTAAGTTCAAGGTGCCCCATCGCAATCTTTGCCTTTGACTTCTGAATAACTTTTAGAGTTTCATCATAGTTCTCACTACAAATCCAAGGAATAAAAGTCATATCAATTCCACCAACCTTTGTATTTGTTGGAGAACTGTAAGTTTTAATGTTTGGATAGTCCTTAAGAAGAAGAGCAGGAGAGTTTACATTATTGGTATTTTTATAGTAACAATCGTGATTACCAACAATCATATGAACGTCATACTGCTTGAGAGGTTCAAATACAACTCTCTTTGCCCATTCCAAACTTTGATAATCAATTGACTTACGACTATCAAAGGCATCGCCCATATGAATGACTGTCTCTACCCCGTGTTCTTCAAGGGCAGGGAAAAAAATATTCTTATAAAAGAGTTCAAAGTAATCGTGTAGATGCTTTGAACCCTTTTTTGCGCCGTAGTGACTGTCTGTAATTAAACCGATACGCATAGCAGATTTTAACTAGACTTCAAGTATAGCACGGCAGATTCCAAAAAGTCAAGATTATCAAAAAAAGAACCAAGACCAATATTGCAGTTTTTACATAAAAGACCTCTAACTTTACCGGTTTTGTGATCGTGGTCTATAGATAAGTTTTTTCCTGTCGGGCAAATATTCTTACATATTTTACATACCTTATCCTGCCTATCTAACATATTATCATAATCTTCTAATGTCAACCCATAGAGAGAAACTTGTTGTTTTCTATTTCTAAGGATTTTTTGCTCCGGCATTTACCTTCTCTTTATGTTTTCTCGCCCACTTCTTTGTTTCTCCATTCTCAAATCTGCGTTTTGAGTTTTCTTTAGTACATTTAACACAAGGTTTTTTACCGGAACAATACCTTTCAGTATTTCCACATTTTCTACAAGGATTTCCAATAAAAGTATTCATATTAGATAGAAGTATAATACTAATATTATTTATAAAATATTAGTATTATACTTTATTATCTATTATTGTTTTTATATTGAATAGCATCTTTCATACTGTTGTATTCACTATTGTTCCCAGAAAGCAAGCCATCATCAATTGTCATAACCTCATCAAAACCGGTTCGTTCAATAATTTTAGTTTTAATTTCAAGTTGTTTCTTTTCTTTTTGAATTCTTCTCAAGAAAGCATAATGAATAATTTGAGTGAAATATGCAAAAGGATTTTGAGACCTTTCTGGATTAAAGTTATGAATATACTGAACGCAATTCTCTATTCCATCGGAGCACATATCCTCACGGAACATATAATTTACGAAATTGGGTTTGTATGAAAGGTGAGTAGCAATCTTTAAAAAGCATTCTCCAAGATAATCTGGAATCTTAGGTTTTCCTTCCCATTTTCCACTTTTAGGAGGATATTTACCATACTTTTCAAAATACTTCTGCTCTGCCTTTTCTACTTTAGATCTATAAACAATAAGAGCTTCTAATAACTCTTTATTGTTTACATAGTGTTCTGATTTCTTATTAAATTTAAAAATATTTTCCAAATTCTTTCTTGCCTTCTCTACCGAAGATACATAACCCATTGAGGATGAAGGTTTAACTTGCCCAGCTGGTTTGTATACTTCAATAGAATCATCATTAAGATAATATTCATACAATTGAATTAATTTAGTATCTTTTGTTTCTGTCATTGTAATAACTTTATCAAGTCTAATCAAAAACATATCATCATTAGACATTTCCATCCAAGGTTTAATCTTAACATAAGAATCACCGGTAGAGTTTGTCACTGGCTTCATGATGACTGGATTTTGTAAAATAATAATAGGATCGCCATCATTTTCATCTATCATAATAAGTGATAGAATCTCTTCACCAGATACTAACTTTAGAATACAATAAAACTCATCTCCCATTAGTCTTTTAGCGGTATGTTTACAATATCGTAATTAAAATTTTCTTCATTATAGATTTTAATTCTCTCAATAAGGTGATTTAAAGTATAATTTTTTCTTGACTTGTAACTAATATCATCGGCAACATCATATAAAGTTGCCTTTACTTTGTTTTCTCCTTTCCGTAAGACTCTTCCGATGGATTGGAGATTTCGTATTCTTGATTTGCTAGGCGAAGCAAATATAACATTATGAAGATTTCTAATATTAACACCGGTAGAAAAAGTTCCGTAGGAAGCAACGATGATTGCATTATTTTCTCTTTCGGTAATTTCCCTAACTAATTCACGTTCTTCGGTAGCAACCCCACCGTGAACAAAAAATACGTGTCTATTATCAGTTTTGCTATTATTTATGAGATCGTAAAGTGGTTGTCCATGCCCTTCTACTCTGGCAAAAAGAACGAGAGTATTTCCCTTTAAGTCAAGAGCAAGATTCTTTATAAAGTTATTTCTTTTCTGATGATTAATAATATACTGGACTTCATCCTCAAAAGTTTCAAATCTATGAGGAGGGTGTTTAAGTAATAATACTTTAATATCTAATTTGGCAAGATGACCTTTCTGCATCAGTTCATCTGTTTTAATGATCTTATATGATGGACCAAATAATCCCTCAAGAACCCACTTATGAGTTTGAGACCCATCTAGTGTTCCGGTAAATCCAAAACGGTATTTGGCATCACAAAGTTTAGTCATTATAGATATTAATGACTTGGATTTAAACTGGTGTGCCTCGTCCCCTACAACAACATTAAATCTGGAAAAATACTGCTTGGGGAGCTTGTAGATGGACTGCCAGGTAGTAATAATGACTTGGGAATCAGTTTCTCTTTCCTTCCCCGCATAGATTTTGTGGCAGTATGAACCAACATCCCATCCATAATCTGCAAAATCTTTATACATTTGTTCTACAAGGGAAGTCGTCGGAACAACTACGAGAATATTTTGCTGCTTCTCAACGTAGTATCTCACAAGAGAATATATCATTAATGACTTTCCAGAAGCAGTTGGAGATATCAATAACTTACGATTATGTTTTAAAGCGTCGTATACTCCCTCAATTTGATAGTCGCGTGGAGCGTGCCTACTAATTGCCGTCATATAGTCCTTTACACCTTCCTTTGAGATGTTCTCATTTATCTCAAAAGGAAGACCATAAAACTTATTATTCGTGAACTCATAGGTATAATTATGGTCCTTACAAAACTGAATTACCCTATCTAAAAGACCAACATAGATTTCTTTCGTATCTACATTAAACAAATAAATGAATCCATCCCACCACTTATTCTTATAAGCGGGTGAGAACTTTGCGTTTGGAACTTCAAATTGAAAAGTATCTTTTAACTCATAGTAGATATGAGGTTCTGCCTTTATTTGCAGATAAACCTCATTCTTTTTTGATATCACCAAATGAGACATTCATAAAGTATCAGTTATGAGTATTTATTTGGTTAATTATACCCTGCCGTGAACTTCATAAACTCTATTGCGTTTTTGATTTGATAAGTTCTATTGGAAATCATCTTAATCACTTCTTCTAGAAACTTAAGCATAATGTCATAATATCTAATCTTCAAATCTACTTTACAGATTCTCTCATCTGCGTCCATATACCTCTGTATGGCGTCCTTTTCTCTTACCTTATACGGAAATGGTTCTTCAGCATACACCTCTGCTGTTGCCTTTCCTGTGTAGTAGTTGTATCTTTCCAAACGTACTCTATTGTAAGTTTCTCTTGCCTTTTCACGAAGAAGAGTGATGGTATTGTATAGAGTATAATACTTGGAGTGAAGTTGAGGTATTTTTAGCGATTCATCGTGTAAGTTATCAGGGTCTATGACAGAATCTCTCTGCCACATTTCCTGGATTTCATCAAGATTCATAAGGGAGTGTTGTTATTGTCTAGGATATTATACACAGTATACTTGAAAGCTACGTCTGCTGTAAAGTACTGAATGTCGGTTTGTGTGGCATCAAACTCAAGAGAACTTAATGATACTGGAAATAAATCCTTGAATTTTACTACAGCAGTTGTATTATAATTGCTGTTTAAGATGTAAAGACTTCCATCACTAAATGCCCTTTTAGGGTCTTGTAATTCATTTGCTACAGAAATTAAATCTTTATATTGTTTGGTAGTTTCTGGAAATCCAAGACCTGTCAACCAGTTATGAATTGCCATATAATTTTCCATATTCTCATCAACCAAAAATCTTAGAGATAAATCACCATAAGTAATTTTATCACCAGGAACATCAATATCTTTTAGATATGTTGGTTGAGTATTGAGAGATAATGTAATTTCAGGTATTCTTGCCGTATTGCAGAAAAAGGCAACTTTAGGTTCTTTTGCTAATGAAAACTTAAACCCAACTGGCGATAGAAAGTTTCTATTATCAATTTGGTTGGGAAACGAGCAGGACATTTTTATTTTTATTTAGATATAAAAAAAGGGACCCGAAGGTCCCCCATAGAATTGTGAGAAAGACTCACATGAGGTTGGAAACCTTAACTCTTCTGTAGTATACGTTAGAGTTATTTGTGATTGCTCCGCCACCAACAGTGCTGCCTTCAGCAAAAGGATTAGCGACCATGCCGTAGCGGGTCTTAAATCCGATTTTTGGTTGGAAGGTGTTCTCACCAACGGCACGAACCATTTGGAGAGGAACATAGGGGCAGTAGAAGAGACCTGCGTCATAAGGTGAAGAACCCTTATAACCAACAACATAGTACTGATTAGGAGCTACGTTTGCCGAATATGGGTCAATATAAACCTTATACTTACCTTGAAGAACGCCAGCAAAGGTGTTGCCGGTGTCATCAACGTTCAGGTTTGCGTTGAGTGCGGGGGTGTAATCGAGAACGCCAGCCATTGCAAGTGCCGAAGCAACGTCTGCGGAGCAAACGATCATATTACCCTTCCCTCTACGAGTTTGCTGG